TTCTTCCTGACTCATCTTTCCGTTGAACCACAACCACTTCTTCTTCAAAAGTATGTTCTGTTTGTCTTCGGTTCGTTTAAGTAGAAACTTTGCTTGCGTGAGGTATCCCAGATACTTAGCGTGTAGTTTGGGAGTGTTGCGAGATGCTTCATCTAGTTTATGCTCAATTTCACAGTCTTGAGACCATTGCTCAAGGATATCATCTAAATCCATTTTGTTCCTTTATACAGTTACTATTTCAAAGTATGAGAATCTAAACTCCGCATTGAATGTGATAAAGTCAACGCCTGAGTTGGTTGCTTCCATAGTCACATCCCCAATATTAACAGGGACACAATCGATGTATTTAAATTGTATGTTCTTGTTGTTAGAGTTTGTCAATGCATTAACATATATGTCAGAGAATGTTGGTATCTTACCTCTTGCCTGAGTGTAAGTATCTCTGGAACTTATTTGATCCTCATTGACAAGTCTTAACATCCACTCGTACATCTCAATGTATGAAGTGAAGTCTTCGTCAAGCAGAATGTCCATATTGAGAGAACCATACACCATAGTATTACCTGGCATTGGCACACCACCGACACGCGAAAACGGAACTTCTGCGGCAGAGTTAGATGCACCTGGGTGACTGACTCGCTGCACAAAGTACCGTAAGGCAGGGTAGTTCTGTCGATCTATTACAACACTAAACGATGTGGGTTGAAATAAATTAATATTTTCTGATAAATTATCCAATTGCTTTTCCTATTTGATACACACTATTATAAGCATTCAGAGTGAGAAGTCAAGCACTTTAGCAATCCCACGCTCTTCGCGACCAGTAGTTCGCCTTAGTCTTATCTTTGCCACCGCCCTCTATGCCAGCAGACCTTGCACAGTATGACGCTTTGTTTCCTTTCTGGTCTTTTTTGATAGACATATTTTTGTCACCAAAGTTTACCTTCTTGACCTTACCGCCATCCTTTACAAACACCTTAGACTTCTTAACATCGCCAGCAGATGGAGTGTTCAGGGTGACAGTCTTACCTTGATAAGTTGCTTCTCTTATTTGCTTGAAAGATTTCATTACCCTCTCTCTTGAGTTCTATTGATACCTTTATTTATACAGTATAACTTTTATCTTTTAGCGCATAGTAATACATTATACAGATTTCGGGTGAGTTGTCAAGTCTTTATTTGAGGCATAAAAAAGGGTAACCTTTGCGGGTTACCCAATAAAAGTGGTGACTTAGAGGTCACTCTTTTTATAGTAAGTGACTCTGGGATATCCAGAGTCCTTTTCTATTTACTTACCGATATTACGCGAGGATATTGTCAACGCGGAAGATGCGGTAATACTGGTTAGTCTTAGCGACTGCAAGACCGTCAGCAGGAGTAGCACCAACATAAGGGTTGGATGCCATACCGTAACGAGTCTTAAACCCGATGCGTGGCTGGAAGTCATTCTCGCCAACCGCACGAACCATCTGAAGAGGAACGTAAGGGCAGTAGAAAACACCAGCGTCATATGGGTTAGTGCCTTTGTAACCAACAGTTACATAGTCAGCAACGGCATAGGGGTCTATGTAGACCTTGATGCGACCGTTCAGGACACCAGCAAAAGTGTTGCCTGTATCGTCTACTTGCAGAGCAGTAGAAAGAGCAGGTGCATAGTCCAGCATGCCAGAAGCAACCAGAGCAGTAGCAACGTCAGAGGAACAGATAACGATGTTACCCTTACCACGACGAGTTTCTTTTGCGATGAAGTTACATTCGCGATCAAGTTGAACCAACAGACCTTTGAACTTCTCAACAGACCAACGACCGTCAGCATCAGTGCTAAGATCGAACACGCCAGGTACGGCACAGTTAGATGTTAAGCAACCAATTTTTGCTTGGCTGTTGATAGTACGAATTACTTCGCGGTTGATTTCAGCAAGAATCTCAGTGCTAAGGATGTTAGCGAGTTCTGCTTCAGCGTCAAGACCGTGGATTGCTTTCAGGTCTTGTGCCAGTTCAATGGTGTACTCTGCTTTCAGAGCGCGAGACTTAGCAGTTACAGTTGACTTCTCGATGGTGAATCCCATCTCAGCGAAGGCACTTGCGCCTGTAGTTCCGAGGTCTTCTGCTTGAGCAGTAGTCATACCAGTTCCGATTTGTGGAACGCTAGTTGCGTCAGGAGCAGCAACACCAGTCAGACCAGAAGGACCAACGTTACCAGCTTCAGCGACAGAGTCTTGAGTCTGTGTGCTGTCACCAGAGTAAGGTGTGATTGCTTCTTGAAACAATGCTTCAGTACCAGCAGTTGCTCCACCGCGAGTAGTCTCGTAGCGTGACTTCATAGAGAAGATCAGACCAGTAGGACCAGACATAGGTTGAACACCACAAACGTCATATGCCATCAAGTTAGGCATTGCACGACGAACCAATGAAATCAGGACGGGGTCCCAGTTTGCAACATTGGAAGTGTTGTTGGTAGCAGCAGTTTCAGTAAGGAAAGACTGTTGTGAACCTTCGGCAATCATTGCTTTCTCTTGGTTCTCAAGGATAGCAGCAGTTACGTTACGCTTGTGACGGTCTTCGATTTTGCCAGAACTTTCTTCGTTCAGGACGGGAGCCCATTTTTCAACGAGACTTTGGTAATTAATATCCATTTTAATACTCCTAGTTTTTAAAAATTATATGTTGCTTTTACGGATTGCACTAAGGTAGCGGTCCATAGAAGGTGTTGTTTCTTCGCGGAGGACTTCTTCCTCACCATACGATTCTTCAAGACTTTCTGTGCTGGTGCTGCCTGATGCTGTGCGAGCAAAGTAAGATTCTTTGATAGTGGAAACCTTTTGAGCGAAAGAATCTTCGTCTTCAAAATCAAGGTCTTCAACCAGTGTTTCAAACTTTTCTACTTGTGTGTCAGCAAGATCGTGTACCGCTTCGCTAATAATAGCGAACCGCTTTAACAATTCTACTTCTTCACTAAGTTCGATGGCGTTTGCAGTAGTATCATAGAGAGACTCTTCGAGTTCTGCTACTTGCTCTGCGAGGTCATCGACCAGATCAACCTTTGACTCAGGAACGTCAACGTAAGACTCAACGAACAATCCTTTCAGATTCTCCATAAAGTTCTCAGCGATTTCAGTTCGTAAACCACTTTGGATGGCAACGCGGTTCTCTTCCATCCAATTCTCAACTACATAGTTAAGGTAGGAATCTACTTTTTCTACGAGTTCATCACGCTGGGCAACTACTTCCTCAGCTAGACGCTCTTCATAAGCAGACTCAATTCGCTCTACTTCTTCAGAGAGCTTAGTTTTTAGTGCAGATTCGAAAATAACAGCAGTCTTCTGCTTGAACTCATCGCTGAGTGTTGCTTCAGACTCTACCAATGCATTTAAGTCTTCAGAGAAGTCTGCTTCTGTTGCCATTACTGGAACATAACGCTCTTCTGAAACTTCTTCACCTTCGCCAAAAAAGGCATCATAGGCATCAGCAAGTTCTTCCTTGCTCAAGTCATTGAGGTGATTATACATGTCACTGACCATTCCAGCTTTACTTTTCAGTTTAACTTTGGGTTCAGAGTTCTTCTTGTCTCCCTTACGAGCAGGTGCTTGACTCTTAACGCCTTTAGTAGCAGCAGCATCGACACTGTCAACGCTTTGTGCTTCGGCATTAGGTCCGTCAAAATCACTATTCCGCTCATCTAGGGAATCTTCGTTATTGTAATCCATATTGGACTCCTAGTTATAAGTTTTTCTTAATTGATGAGAGGAAATTCTTAAACTCTCGCGTCTGTTCTGCATAAGAACCTACACGGGGAGTACAGTTATTTTCAGTCTCTTGCTCTTCACATATTTCCTGTGGGATAAGAACTCCATTACTCCAGTTCCATTCTACACCTTCCATAATTCCATTAACGAAAGCGTTTGGTGCAGATGGGTCTTGTACGATGTCAATCGTACTAAGAGTAAAGTCGTCTTTCACATACATAGCACCGCTACGCTCCACAAGACTACCCATTCCTCTAGTTGAGACACCAAGGTTGACACCGCCTTCAAGCAAACCTTTTACAATTTGACCCATCGGAGTATCTAATATTGATGCCTTTCCTACCACATCATTTCCTTCCCAATGGAGATCGGTGATGAGGTGAGATACTTTATCAAGGTTGACTGTTGGACCTTCTGGATGGTTCAACTCGCCAACTGCTCGATTTTGTGATACCTGAGTATCAACATATTTAGCAACCGCATTTTCCATAATTTTCTTTGGATAGATGCGACCGTTTCTATTCTTTGCTTCTGATTGCGCGAATACACCTTCGATGTAGAACTTTTTAGTTCCATCTTCTTTTTTCTCGATCAAGCAATTAACATTGCTTTCGTTGTATTCGGTAATCAGTTTCATGTCAGTTCCTTTATCGCCATTTCTAATGCTTTCACAGCATCTTTCTTGCTGCGGAAAGTATCGAGTTTATCACCGTCAAGATAGGCAACGAAACCTTTAGGTTCCTTAACGACCTCGGCAGTATACTTACTACCAGCAAACCTCTTTTTAAGAAAAACAGAATCTTTATCTTCTTTCTTTTCTCTTATTTCTTTAAAAAGTTTCATTTGATTTTCCTAAAGGTATCAGTTTTATTTATACGTTTTCAGTTTTAGAACTATTGCTCTAAAGAGTCTTCGATTTCAGCAGTGATATCGTCCCACTCTTCTTCGTCAGTTGGAAGTTCATCCAATTCCATTTCAACTTCGTCATCGTATTCATCTGGCTCTTCGGTAGAACCGTTGTAGACAACATTGGCAAGGCGAATCTTTTCGTCTTCGAGAGAGGCGTTAACTTTATCGCCAATGATATCTTCAAAGTGTGCCTTTGCTTGGGCAAGATTTTTCTGTTGAATAGCGTCAATCATTGTGTCAACGTCACTCTCATAATCTTGCTCTTGTGTCTCTTCTTCGTCTTCGTATTCGTATTCGTTATCTTCAATCATTGTTGTTTCTCCTATAGTCATAATGATTTATCCTTGTCGTTCTTCAGGTGCATTTGCTACTCGTTTAGCATCAACATCCTTTTCTTCTTTTTCCTTAGAAGGTTTTATGGGATTAACTACTGGTGCTTGGGGTCCAGCACTTGTGTTATCTTCTGCACCCTCACCGTCATCCCCATCAGGGTCTATTTCTCCAGAGGCGATTTCCTTTTTCATTTGGAGATTCATTGCCACTTTCTCTTCATTATCTAGCTGCATAATATTTGTCATTACCCAGTCCTTAGATAAGTATTCTCCAACATACTGAACTGCCTGATCCATCAGACCTAAACGCTCGCGCATTACTTCAGCATCTTTCAACTCTGTGTAGTGGTTGTCCTTGTAGTAGTCAATCCTGATGCGGTTGCTGAACTTATCGTGCCAGTCTACTTCAGTGATGATACCCTTGAGGATAAGTTGTTGCTTCAAGATACCAGTAAAAAGTTTAGAGAATCTCATACGCAGACGAGTAACAAACTTTTGGAACTTGATTTCTTCTCGCGTGATTTCAGTAGCACGACCGATAGAGTATGCTTGCTCTTGCTCTAGGCGAGAGACTGGTACATTCAACGACTGGTAAACCTTTCGCTGGAAGTATTTGATGTCATCAATCTCACCAAGGTTTGAACCGCCAGGAAGTGTGCTAACTTCTGTTCCTCGTCCACCTTCTCTTCGGGGCAACCAGAAATCATCCAGCATAGTCATATGCTTACGACTGTCTTTCAGTTCGCCTGTGTTGCCATCGTAGACTAACTTGTTACGATAGCGAGTCATAAGACTGTTGAGATATTCTTCTGCCTTCGCTTTGGGAAGGTTACCAGTATCGACATAGAATATTCTACGCTCTGGTGCGCGAGCCATGCGATAGATGATAAGTGAATCTTCCATCATACGCAGTTGGTTTATTACTCGCAGTGATTTTTGTAGGTTAGATACAACCTTTGTTCTAGTATCATCAAGCAGTCCTGATGTGACATAACTTACTGAGTCATTAGAAAGTTTGACTCCAGAGTTTTTACCACTTCCATATGCTGCGCTAGAAAAACCATTTGCGCCACCTTGTCCACTACCAACGATGGTATCGTTGAAGATGTAGAACTCTTCAACATCAGCGACCAATACAACGCCTTCTTTATTTGTGTTCTTTTTAATGTGACGAACTTTTCTAATCTTTAAAGAGTCAATGTATCGAACTTCTTTAATACCTGCTTTTAGATTATCTTTGTCTACTACTAAGTGATGATAGAGTCTACCATCAACATACCAACAACGGAACATATCATGGCATCTCGCATCGAAATCCATAATGTTCAAAAGGTGTCGGAACTCTTCTGCTACTTTCTTTTTGATAGAGACAGAAACATCAACCAGATCAAGGTCGATGTCTACAACAATATCATTTGTTTGAGGGACAACAATCGCTTCGTTAACAATCTCTTCAATTGCCATGTCAACTTCTGGTTGTTGTGCTGCTATACGATACTTACGGATAAGATCGTGTTGGTCTTTTACAGTGAGGTCACCGTAAATATCCATTGCCATACCATAATGATTTGCGCCAGAGGTTATATAACCCGCGCCATCATCATCAGTAGGTGGTACTACGGATGCGTCTTTTAAAGGCTCAGTCTCTCTTTTGACTTCTGCACTTTTCTTTATTTCAAAACCAAAGATTTTTACGCCATCTGCCATTTTCTATTTCCTAATTAATAAAAAAAACGAGAGGAGAGAAAACTCTCCCCTCCCATTTACTTATACCCCTAAAACTACAGGGTATTATCATTGCTCCAGTAGTCATACTGGAATGTCACTGTAAACTCTTCTATCTGAGTTGCTTGATCGTAACTCAACTCGATATTAGAGAGTGTACTCGGAAAGGCGTTTTTAAGACTATAAGTCTTAACTGTTGCGCCAATCTGATTCAACTGCTTTACTTCAACATTGGTAGCGTAGGTATTGTAACCTGCGTTATCAGTAAACAGACCCAAGTTTTCTTGGTGACTGTTCATTCCGTTCATCCATCTTTCGAAAGAATTACGAACGTTGAAGTTAGTGTCGTTGTAGACTGTTATTGTCCACGGTTCAAAGGTTCGATCTCCGGGCAACTTTACGATGCGACCTCGAAACGGTACTTCAACCGTTCCAAGTTCACTGCCTGGGAGTGATGCTGCGCGACACATGAATGATGTCAACTCTGAATTTCCCGATGCATAGAATGGGAAAGACATGTCGATAGAAAACATGTTGGCTCGTGCGCCACCACCTGTCATTTTACCTCTGAAGGAATCTACTGCTAAAACTGCCATACGTTACTCCTAGATTTCTTCTATTATGCTACTGCGATGCCAGTAGAAACAATCTCATCAAAATCTGCACCTGTTCGCGTAGCGACAAAGTCGATTGTGATAAAGTTAATGCTTCTTGCGGGCTTGATGAATATTGATGCTCTCATTTCATTGCGGTCAATGACTTCAGCAGTGTTGTTTGTTTCATCACACTGAACCTTAAAGTCGATGATACCTCTTCGTCCCTGAATCTCTCGTAAGAGGGGTTCAACAACTGCAACAAACTCAGACCGTGTAAACTCATCGTTAAATTCGAATAAGAAGTTTCGTGCTGCGATAGCAACAGATTTCTCAACCGCAAGGAACAATCTTCGGACGTTGATACGATCAAAGGCAGAAGGTCTAGAGAGTTTAGTCTTGTCACCGAACAACAAAGTTCCACGACCTGGGAATTGAACAATAGGGTTAACACCTTTCTTGTACAACTCGTCCCGTTGACTCTTGGTAGCACTGTATGCAAGATTTGTTACACCAACATACTCTCCACGTTTTTCACCAGCAGGTGAGAACCAAGGACCGTAGTTGTAATCAGTGAATGCCATAAGACCAGCAGTACTTGATGCAGCAGGGACGTAGATGTACTGATCGTTAAACTTATCATAGATTCGCAGATAATTATTATCAACAGCAAGATATGATGAAGCGGGGAACTGATCAGTAGTTGTCAGAGTTTCCGTTACAGGACTATTTTGGTTGACAACTGCTGCTCGGTTAGGTGAGGCACATACCAGAGCATCCTTGCGGATTTTACCAGCGATGCCTACCATGTTGGTTACAACAGTGACCTGATCTCCTGTAGTATTCATGCCAGGTGCGATAAGCAACTGGATGTCAACTTCTTCAGGGTCTTCGAATTTATCGAATCCTATTTCGTAGTCTCCAGCGTCTAATGCTGCACCATCTTGTCCAGCGAATATTGAACTGCCAGAAGTAGCGTTAGTCCATGTAACACCAGTACTGTAGTCAACACCAGAACCATCTATTGGAGGATTCTTGTCCCAAGTTGCTGCGTTAGAAGGAAACTGACCATCGCTCCAATCTTTGAACCAAACATATCGTGAGGCAGCGTTTAAGACAGTCTTGACATAGTTGTCGCCACCATCGGTAGTTTTTGCACTTGGTGCAAGAGACAGATATGCATATGTTTCCAGAACTGTTCCCTTGGTTCCACTAAAGAGTCCATCGGAATCGACAATCGCAATGTGTATTTCGTCATTGCTGTTAGTTCCGATTTGATTTTCTAACCAGTTAGATGTGGCAGTTGGCCCATCAAACTGTATTCCGTAAGTCCAATCATTGAAATCGCTATCAACATTTAAGATAGTATCTCCTGTTGAACCGTGGAATATTGATACCGCAAGAGATGAACCCATTACACCTGGATATTTTGCAGTAAATGAATTTACAATACTAGTTTGTTGCGCTTCCCAATCGTCCTCGTTTTTTACAACGATCTTGATGCTAGGGTCTTGGTTGTTAGAAGCGTTAAGTGCAGAATCTCCAGTGTTTATAACACCATATGGGATTGCGCGGTTAACGATAAGGTTTCCTGAGTAGCGTAAGAACTGATTACAGGAGAAATAATCTACTGCATGAGTAGCGTCAGGTATTCCAAAAGTACCAGAAAGTTCTGCTTCGTTTTGGATTCTGACGGGAACGCCTACTGGACCCCACTTGAATGCACCTACAAATCCCGCAAGAGATGTTTCAACATTGGGAGCAACCCCAGTCAAATCAAATTCTCTTATCGCAATTCCAGGTGACAGTAACGGTGATGTTAGTGCCATGTTAATTTCCTTTTCATTTTGTTATAAGGTTTAATTTCATAATAAGGACGACACCCGTTGTGGGGATGTTCAATGTATTTATTTATACTTCTCATCCTTTCTGTTATTTAGGCATTAAAAAAACCATCGTCTTCTTGTTGACTGACAATACTCCAAGGGTCTAACCTCTCCTCATAGGAATAATCGTTCAATCCTGCGTCATCGTGGAAACCAAATGAAGGAACATCCGCTTCTATCTCTTGCATCCTTTGGTCAAACATCATCTTCTTAATATTGATATCAGTCATCTCTTGGAAGACTGGAGAGGTAACAAAGTATCCAAACATAACAAGGTTCATCATTAGGTCATCGTGGTTACCATCAGTCGCCTCATAGGATTGTCCCTTTGCTTCGAATGTGCTTATCTCCATGATGGTCTCTTCGTCCACCACCTCTAACTTATTTTCTTCTAGTAAGTCTTTTATTCCAGAGCAACCCAACCGCTTAGTTCTTCGGGTCATCTCAATACCGATACCAGATGACTTGAGTGCAGAGGACATGTGAACATTTTCATATTCAAGTTCCTGATACAATCCGTGGCATACTAACTGTCCAGCATCGTTGGACTCGATAATGACATATGCCTCATTGTAGACTTTCGCAAACTTATAGATAATAGTAGGGAAGAGTATTGGAGAAATTAAATTATTCCGATACACCGCGACCTGCTTAAACGGGCGTGAAGAAATATCGATTACGTTAAACGTACTAAAATCCTGACCTCGACCCTTCGCCACATCGACAGTCATTATGTACTGTGAATCTTTACGAGTCTCCTCGTAGATAAGTAGGTCACCACCTTCCAGAATGGATTTTGGTCTCTTTGCTTTCAACCCCAGTAATGTTTGTGGGTTGATAAGAGTCTGTCCAGTTCCGAAGAAAGTATTTCCAAATTCCTGTTCAAACTGTAACTCGGAAGTGTTAG